TTTCTCACGTGCGCAACAAGCATTGCCTAATGCCGTATGCCTGTAAGCCAGGGGAACCCAATGCCCTATGCTTGTTTTCTCATTGTGCGGACTGCCCTTTGAGCATTTCTCATCTGCCGTATACCAAAAAGCTCAGTGCCGTATGCGCAAAAAAAAACCGGCACTTCTCAAAAACGCAAAAAAAATGGCACTACGCAGTGCTTAATCCTATCTGCGCAGTGCTCATTCATGGTTTGTGCCTCCTAGCGGATTGGCATCGGCTCACCGCTATTGCCGGTTGGAGAATCGCTCCAACTACGTATTTGGCTGTTAATCTTCAGCATGACTATTGCTTTTTATTCAACTTGGCTTTAATCTTCTGTGCTACTACTTTCTGTGCTTCCACAGATAGGTTGCTCAGTATGACATCCAGCTCTTTGGAGTCAGCAGTCTCTATGGTAGTGGCCGCTTTTTCCTCTGCGCTTTTAGTTGTGCTAGTTCGCTTAAGTGCTCCCTCTCTCAGTGCTGCTAAGAATGGTAAATGTTCCTTTAACCCGGCAGTTGATAGTGCTACCAACTCCCTGGCAATGTTCACATTGATACCGCGCTTTTCAGGCAAATCAAGGGCTTTCAGCAAACTTGCGTGCTCAACGAAAGTCATGTGAAGATACTTCTCTGTGCTTTTACTTGTGCTCATAGATGTTTCCTCTAAAACTTTACCAGCTCATGTTCTGGCTATCTGCCCGTAGGTATTGGTTAAACTGTCTTCTGCATCATATCATAGCATTGACATTTAGGGCAATGGTGGCATAATATCCTTACGGATACCCTATTATTAATAGGCAAGTCGTAACCATCCCGACAACTGAATATTTGCTAGGTTATATATAAAAGTTATGCCCCTTTTTTTCAGTCATTTTTTCAGGTTTTCTCGTCAATAGATACCGCATTTTTAACCCCCCCGTCTATATTTTTCTCTCAGCGATTTTAATCTCCACCCCACCCCCTTAAACAAATCGGAGAAATTTTGAAAGACAACTGATTAAAAAAAAGAAAGCTTACGCTCGGGGGTGAGAAGAAAAGAAAAAGGGGGGAGCCCTATTTATTGGTCGATAGAGCTTCCCTTACTGTATTTCTAACCTGTCTGACTAACTTATCATCATGCTGGTCCCAAGTGGAGAGGATAACGTTAGCAAGAATATCGTTTCTGACATTCTTTCTTACTTCATCACTCAAAGCATCGTAGGTCTTCTTTTGAAGTTTAGTTAAGTGGGTATCCACTAGAGCGTCAATTTCAGCTTCGTGTTTTCTGTAAAGTTTATCTACAAAAATTCTGACAGCGGGCACTTTCATATACGCATATACTCCGGCTCCCACAGCTACTAAACCGAGTGCTGCTAACTCTGGACTCCCCGACAAAATATCTACTATGCTATCCGCACTGTCTGATATGACACCTGTAGTGTTACTGTCAGTCATGTTGGTAGTTTCGTTGGTTGTTGTGTTATTACTCATTGTATCACCTATTTTTTAGGCTTTAGAGAACCGGGTTCACAGGGGTTCTTGTAGAACGCGCACCATTTACACAGGTTCATTGGTTTCACTTCGAACTTTTCTATATCAGTTCCTCTTTCAATCAATTCTTTATGCATGTCCCTAATCAAGGCACGTGCTTCATCCAGTTCACTTGAGGTTATTCTAACGAATGTCGTGGTGTCGAATCTTAACCAGTCAACCCCGCAAAACATCGGAACAATTCCTGTCTCTTCATAATATAGCATTGCATATATAATAAGTTGTCGGTAGTAATCTTCGGGTAGCCATGGTCCATATCGCTTTGATGTCTTGTAGTCAATCAAAGATATGTTCTTTTCAAAATCAGTTACCACCGCATCTATAATACCTTGAACTTTCATTTCTTTATTACGTAGTCTCATTTCATTAAATGTGGGTTTGAGGTTCTTGAACGCCAAGTCTTTGGTTCTATATACTTCCCAATCCATCAGTTCTTTCAATTTCCTTTCTATCTTTGCACAGAAGTTAACTAACATTTCCAGCGTTTCCTTACGGAAAACTTCTTCCTTATAATCTTTGAATAGCCAAGGTTTAGTATCTACTAAGTCAGCCCACCTTTCTTCAAATTGTTCTGTTACCCATGCTTGTGCTTGTCCTCTCTGGTACCCACTCGCAAATTTATACCGTTTTTCGAAAAGGTCTTCCAAAATACTGTGAACCATACTTCCTCTAAATAGATGTATAGTCAATTTTTCGGGGAGCTTTTCAATGTACCGATAGTAATACGAACGGGGACATTTCAAAAACATGTTTATCCGAGAAGGACTGAGCATGTGGTCACTCAATTCCATCTCTTCGCTGACAGGAGGGGTATCTTCGCCATCAATCGTGACAGTGAAGGATACACCTTCATCGCTTGCTGCTGTGTTCATAATTGTTTGAAGGGTTATTAGTATTTAAAAGTTCTGTTCTATAGCTCTACTAGGAGAAGATTATACTGATTACTACATATATGCTTATACTAAGCTATAGAAGGGTGAGGACAAACTTTATAAATGAATTCGACCAAAGTAAGGGTATGGCCGACGACGATTATGGCGCCATTAACGTTATATCCGATGAAGAACGTGAAATATTGGGTATTGGTGGCAATAAAAAACCCGAAGAGGATGACGAGAAGCTCTTCGAAACTATTGGTAAGGCTGCTGACAAAATTGGAGAAACTCAAGTAGGTAAGAAAATTGGCACTATTATCACTATAGTTATGCTCGCACTTCTAAGTGGGGGAGCCAATATGTCTATTATCCATGATTATTTTAATGGAGACGATGAAGGCCCACTCGGTGGTTGTATGCAAGGAGATGCTACTAACTATAACCCCGATGCTACTTTCGATGATGGAAGCTGTAATTTTTTAATTATAGTATATGGGTGTACTGACCCGGAAGCGGAGAATTTTCAACCCAATGCAACCCACGATGATGGGAGATGTATAGTTATAAATGACAACCCAGATGGCAACGGTACTAACGAAACTGCATCTATTTACGGTTGTATGGATATGGAAGCTAATAACTATGACGATAAAGCTACTGAAGACGATGGTTCATGTGATTACGAAGATGAATATGAAGAAGAACATGGAAACCACACTTCTGTACACTTTTATCCCGGTTGGTATAACGAAGAGACAGATAATATGTCTGTTTTCTGGGTAGACCCAGATGCAGATGGTATATCCGTTTTAACAGATATAGATACGGACTGTTTTGATTATAGTGCGTCTGTATTAGTTTATGTAGATGTATGGCATGAAGAATCTGGAGATTATAATTGGTCAGATATATATTTAACAGTTAATGGTGAAGATTGGGACTATCACTGGTTTAATTTTACTTTTGAAGAACTTAATGAAACCGAAGGAGAATGGTCCATGTGGGTAGCATTACTTGTATGGGACGAGGAAGATGAGCAATACATATTCCAACAACAGTTTGATATTCCAAAGATAAGAGTAGAGGGAGGTGAATAAATATGAGCAATGATAAAAAAGACGCAGCTAACCCTGATGGGAACTTTTCTAATTTTATGATGTTATTAGTGGCAGCACCTGTAGTTATGGCGTGGGTAGGACTATCTGTATTTTTAGTTACCATGGCTTTTAGAGAGCCACACATAGTCGAAGATATAGAATCTTATAAATCAGTTTTATTAATTATAGGCTCCCCCGCATTAGTTATTATCTATAAGGTACTAGAGCTTTGGACAGCTCAGCAGAATAGTCAAATAGAACAGACTAGAAAAGGCACTTTCCGTAATGGGGATGAACCTGATGAGGAAGAATTACTTGAAGCACTCAAGAAAGTCGAGTAGGAGAAAAAGTGAGAGACGCATTATATTGCAAACACTGTGCAAAAAAACTAACTATTCATGATACAGACCGTTGTATGGAATGTTTTTTAAAACAGGACGATGGTAAGATTTACCATGAGGGTTATTGGAATAGGTAACAGAACCCTTTTATAGTAGTATAGTCTTATTTATAAATAGGTGATTACCATGGCATGGTATGAATGTAATTGTAAAAATATATTTGAACACGAACGGGCAAAAGGCATCGCCGCTTGTCCTAAATGTGGTTGGAGAAGGACTAACGATTCATGGACCATCCATGATGAAAAACCTATGATACCAGAGATAGCTAAAAAGCCTGAAGTTAAAAAGGCAGCACCCGCAAAAAAGAAATCTGCGGCTAAAAAAGGGAAAAAGTAAATATGGCAGAAGAAGAAGTAAAAGCTTGTTGTGACTGTTGTTGCACCAAATCAATATTAGACAAAATAGATAAGCAGAATTTTATTAATATGAATTATCAAAACGAGAATGACAATGGATTTAATTCTACCTTGTCTAAGCTAAATGATATACTTGAATTATTACATAAAGAGGAATAATTATGGCACCAAAAGATAAAAAATTAACCTTCTATAATGGAACTGATGGTGAAGTAACGGATACAATGGGACCATTTCAGGTTATAGAGTTCACAAAGGGGTTAAAGGATAAAAGAACCCACACTTCAGCAACTAAAGACGGCATATTAAGTTCTGGAACTAATTAAACATGAACGATTTCGAAGTAAGAGATTTACATATACAAGTCCAAACTTTACAAGAACAAGTAGACGGCTTGGCTTTGACTTTAGAGTTTATACAAGAAATATTAGATGTTGATACAGTCTTAGAAACACTTGACGATAATTTAGTAGAACAAGAAGAGGAATAATGGCTCCTAGAAAGAGAAAGTTGACAAAGAAACAAAAGACCGCTCGTAAAAAACCGGGAGGTTCTAATGTAGGAAAATATAAAGGAGTGAAATCCTTTGCTGGTCCATCGGGAGGTGCTCCAGCAGGTAGTTTTCCAATCAACACTCTTAAAAGAGCTAAGTCAGCTTTAAAGTTGGCTCATAATGCACCCCGTCCTGCGGGTATTCGGGCGGCGGTTTACAAGAAATACCCTCAATTGAAACCGAAGACGAAGAAAAAAACTACGAAAAGAAAAAAGAAGTGACACATGGAAGACAAAGTACGTGAATATGAAGAAAAACTACGCATTCGTGTAGGAGAAGGAGAATATGAACGACACAAAGAACTTGTTATATTATTATCACGTAATCTTGCAATTGAAGACGTGCTTTGGGAAGAAGTTACTATACATATTCGGGATGTTGACTTACGAACAGAGTTATTGCGACAAAGGAATTCTATTGTTAGGGATATTCATACTGAGTTTCGTGCTCTTAATATTGAGATTCCTTCTGTAGTAGAATCTAAGTCGGAAGCTTTTATGGATTTATTAGGAGATATGGATGACGATACCAGTAAAGGACGGAACGAAGAATCTGAAATCAGCATTGACGGGTCGTAACGCCTTTGATGCTAAAGAACTCGAACTTTTTTTTGAAAAGATAAGATGTGATGAAGATAAAATGAGAGACGTTGTTCGTGCGTTTTGCTCAACTTATCTATTAGATAAGCAACGTAGACCTTTAAAATTGAGGCCTCTACAATTAGAAATTATTGTAAAGACACTGACTCACCCAAAGGGTAATCCCAAGATTCATCGTAAATTAGCCATTTTAGCCCCTCGTGGGAGTGGTAAATCATGGGCTTTATCAGTAGCAGCAGTCATTTTTATGTTTTTCAAGAGATTTAGAGATTTAGTTTATGTTTTAGCACCTACCGAAGACCAGTGTGCTCTTATCTTTAACTATGTATATAGACATTTTCAAGATAATCAATTCTTAGATAGCTTAGTAGAGAATTATAAGCTACATAATAAGCCACACATTAAATTAAGAGGAGGTACTCTATTAAGAAGAGCTCCCATTTCCCCAACTAATCAAGGACAGGCTATTAGAGGACAGCATCCAACCCTCCTTATCGTCGATGAAAGTCCTTTAATTGACGATTCACTCTTTATTGACAATGTGGAACCAGCAATAGTTTCAAATAAGGCTCCATTCATTAATTTAGGGACGCCAAAAAACAAAGATAACCACATGTATCGATATTTATTTGATGAAAGGTACGAATCTACGTTTGAAAGGCTACATTATACATGGAAAGACGCAATAGTAGCGGGAGAAGCATATTCACCACCTTATACTGAAGAAGAAATGTTAGATAAAATGGTAGAATGGGGAGAAGAATCTATCCATTGGAGAACAGAATACGAATGTCAGTTCGTGGAAAGTATTTCGAATGTTTTTAATGCTGAATACATAAGAGCGTGTTTCGATGACTACCAACTATTCACCGCCGGAGAGTATGAGCCCAGAGGAAAAGATGGTCCTACTTGTATTGTGGGTGTTGACATTGGTAAATCTGTTAATAGCACTGTTATTAGCGTATGGTGGCTGGAAAAATCTGATACAGGAAATCTTGCACGTCTTGTTTATCTGGAAGAAATTAGTCCTAAGACCGGTGGCCACGATATTCCTTACCAGCGTAGACGTATTCTTGATGTATCTAGATTATTTAATGCTCATCGTCTTATCATTGACGCTACGGGAATTGGTGGAGCGTTTGAGAGCGACTTAAGGGGAGATTGTATTATAGATGATATACATTTAATTCCATTTGTATTTACAGGTGGGCCTAAAGGGACTAAAGGAAAGATTTATAGAGATTATGTTTCATTTATACAACAAGGCATGATTAAAGTACCTAATCCAGACTTGGCTGAACCTAATCAAGCTAAGATACTATGGAAATGGTATAGAGAACATTTAGATTTAGAATATGTAATGGATTCGTCCCAAAAAACAGAGAAGATTTCACCACCGAACGGTAAGCATGATGATTATTGCGATAGTTCAGTGCTTGGAATTTATGCTACTTTATCGATGTTACCTGTTACTTCAACGTTTAGCAGTGCATTAATCAACACTCCCTCGAATACTAGAGGAAGATATACACAAGGGCCTCTTTTAACTAGGGGGAGCAGGGCACCCCGTATTAATAAAAACATCCCTTCTGGATTATAACCAAACCATTATATAGAACCAAATCGTATATAAAAGGTGATGGCCATGGCACTAGCAGACAGTATCCGGAGATTTTTTGCTACCAAAGGGACTAACCCCCCCTTTAAGAAAGACGAACCCCGCAGTTTTGGGGAAGGAGTTATCAGAAGATTGCAACTTAATAAAAAGGGTATGTATTCCAAAATGACGGGACAATATGAACCTCAGATTGGTAATTATAGAAAATATATGGATGTGTATTTGTCCGACCCCTTAGTGAGGACATTGATTGATTTGCCATGTTTATACGCTGTCAAAGACGGATATGAAATTGTTACAGAAGATAAAGAAAAGAGAGAAGAACTACAAAAATTATTTGATGGTATTAACATCGAAATGATAATTTATAGTTGGTTAAGGAATGCTCGTATTTTTGGAACCGGATATCTCGAATGGACAGATGACAATTTAGTTTTACGGTCATCTCAAAATATGTATGTACAACGAGATGAAAATGGTCAGATAATGTACTACTACCAAAAAGTAGGTCAGGAGGATGAAGATGTCCGATTTGAAGAAGATGAGATTATCGAACTTAAAAATAACCCATTTGATGATTATGCGTATGGTCTTAGCGATATTCATACCGTTTTGTATTTGGTGGACCTCAAGGATTACGCTGAACGAGATGTTGGTGCTGCTCTTAATAAGTATGCTAACAGCCGTTATGATGTTAGTTGTGGTTTACCCGATATGCCGTATGGTCCAGATAAGATTAACGAAATTGTAGATGCATTCAATTCGTTAGAGCCAGGAGAAGATATTATTCACGGGAATGATATAGAAATTAAAGAGATGCAAGGTACGCAACGTGCTTTTGAGTATGGAAAATACACTGATGACATAGTTCAAAAGATTCACATGGCCCTTAAAGTACCTATGAGTATGTGGTCTAATCCGGAAGATGCACGACCCATATTTGAACCTTATGTAAAATATTTACAAAAAGCTGTTGAAGCTTCACTTAATGCGCAATTAATGCCTCAATTAGGTGATGATGTTTCCTTTGTCTTCCGTCACATGAATGTAGACGATTCCTTTACCAAAGCAAAAACTGATATGATTTATCTAGCTGAAGGAGTTCTAGCTCCACAGGAAGTTAGAGCTGAGAGAGGATTGGACCCAGAAGGAGTAGTAGAACTACTTGAAACAGAGAAAGATGTAAATATTTCTGGTGGTAGGGACCAAGACAAGAAAGAGGAAACTCGTCGCACAGAAAATAGAGGTACAACAAAGAAAGGCGATGTTCGTAAAACAGCTCGTAAAGCCTATGAACCTAGTGCGAATACAACAGGAGGTCGTAAATAATGAACGATTATAATCAGTGTGTAAGAACCGTTAGTACTCACCTTACGAAAAAGGGTGTAAAGAATGTTGAGCATACCGCTCAGAATATGTGCTCTATGTGGGCAGATGAAAATGGCATCGAAAGAAAGTTTTCTGTTAATGATGCTGTGAAACAAGGAGAAGTAAAACGTAGGTTTGCTTCCGCTAACGAGTTTATGGAATACTTTAATAAGGACGAAAGTGTATGGGAATTTCCTGTAAGAGCTATCACTTCTGGTCCTCATGAATACACAGATGACGCTGGAGACCAAAAGGTTTATATAGAATCCAGCATACTTAAGGATAATATGGAAGCTTTTAAGGAGCTCCCTATTTATTATACTCATCAAAGGACGCCCGACGATTTAATCGGAACGGCCATCAATCCTGAGATAGAGGAAATGGATAACGGCAAGATTGCTGTTAGAATGTTAGCGAAAATATCAGACGATAGTGAAAGAGCGATTGAAGTGATTAAGAAGATGAAAGAAGGGGATGTGACTAATGTCAGCATTGATTGGTTTTCCAAAGATGTTGATGTTATGGGCGACACGTATGCTACAAGTATACGTCCGGTGGAAATTTCATTTATAGACAATGAAATCGCAACACCAGTTTGTGACGCATGCACGATAGATATGAAATGTGATTCGCACTCCGAAAGAGAATTTGCAGACACACACGATTGTGGCTGTGGAGGAAAAGAAGGAGGGTGTGAATGTGCCCCACACGGGGAAAACAACAACGAGGTTGATACTATGGTTGAACAAGTAGTAACAAAAACAGACGCTGAGACAATAACTGAGCGTGAGTTTGCGTCCTATAAAAAACAACTCGATGAGTTAACTTCTAATTACACAGAACTACAGTCTAAATACGACGATGCCATCAAGGCTATCACGGAATTTGAAACTGCTAACGAGGAGCGTGTGGCTAAGGAGTCACAAGAACGTAAAGCGACCCTTGTCAACAGTATCTTAGACAGAGAAATTCTGGTTAAAGGATTAGAAGAAGATGGTCGTCAAGTACGATTTAACGAACTCGCAGAGTGGGACGAAAACAAATTGAATGGTTTCGAGGAGGCATTAGCATCGATTCCTGAACCAACCGAATCTGAAAAGACTTTCGGTAAGGGAAAGGCACACGAAGCAGATGTCGCTCCACGAGAGGAGCCCGAAGCAGAGAGACTCTTTGCTATGAAAGATGGAAAACTCCATTTTAACAGGGAGGCTCTATAGACTAGAGGTAATAAAATATGGCAACAGAAATTTTAGTAAATGATGGTGGTGCGCCAGCACGTATCCTTCCTTTTACTGCAGGTTCTACAATATCTGCAGGCGATTACTGTGTGCTTACCGCAGCAGATGAACAAGTCGATACAGTCAGTGCAACTGACACACTCGGTTTGGGTGTAGCTCTTACAGCTGCAACATCTGGTAACGTAGCAAGCATTATATCAGGGAAAGGAGTCGTTTTGCGCACTCTAGTAAGCGGTACTGCCGCAACAGCAGGTGTTTTATTAGCCACACAGGCTAATGGATATCTTATCACGACCACATCCGGTGCAAATGCCGTAGCAACTTGTTTAGAAGATGCTTCAGCAACAACTGCATTGATAAAGGTCTTGATGCTCTGAGGTGATTAAATATGGTTACAGCACAACAAGGTTTATTGACAACCGTTAATACGGGGTCATACGCAGCAACAGGCGGTACAGGAGAGAGAGTCTTAATCGATTATAAAGATTCATTAGTCGATTATAATATGACTGACTTACCTGCACTATCACTGTTTTGTGAACCAATGAACACAGATACAGGGGGCGACATTGACCTAACATTCAGTCTTCCATCCATGAAAATGGAAGAGATTGATGAAGGTACAACTCCAAAATACCAACACACGAAACTACGCTCTGAGAGAGTTAGCGTAAAAGAGTGGGGTTTGGCAGTAGGGGTTACCCGTCGCATGATTGAAGACTCAAGATTCAATGAAGTTGAGTTAGCTCTAAATGAAGCAAGGAAGTCTGTAGACAGGCATATTACGAAACACGTCGTTAAGATGGTTTTCGGTATAGCTGATTCAGACTTAGGTACTGGTGTAAACGGTTCAAGTATTACTCAAACCACTCCAGAAGGACCATCAACCAATTCGATTACGGATTTTTCCGCTAACGTTTATGGTGGGTTCATTGCATCTGGTGGAGCAGTAGATACAGGTCGTCTATACGAATACGGCTTGGTTAGTTCTTCCGATACTGTCTTATCACATTACATTAAAGCAACAAGTGCTACCGTTGGTAACATTAATTTAGCTGATGTAACAAATGGTATAGATAAGCTTGGAGAAATGGGATACACAGCAAATAGTTTGATGATATCCCCTAAGGCATACAAAGCATTATTGGACATGGCAGATTTCCAGACAGCAATTGGCGGTGGTACAGGTGACTACCCATACGTTGTTGAAGAGACGGCTCCTTTCAGGACCACTCTAGGAACTGGATTTGTCGGTAATTTATATGGTTTGAGAGTTTTAGTCAATGCATACATACCTTCTAACAGGTTTGGTATCTTTGATTTGAGTCAAAAACCAGCGGCATATGTCGAGCGTAGAGGACTAACTGTGGAAGAAGCTAATCCCGGTTTTGGTATTGTAGGTTCATATCTTTCAATGAGATACGGACTAAAGATAATTAGACCAGAAATCGGCGCTATCTTTTACCACGCTTAGATAGACTGTAAAACGTAGTTTGGGGGACCTATCCAAAACCCCCGCTCTCTTTTATTCTAGCGTGAGCTATAGTGAGGTAAGGAATGCCAGTATCAAGAAAATTCATGGGACACGGAAAGGCCATTATTAATAATATATTAGGGGCCACCACACTTGGTGAATTATCTGATGTTGATATTGATAGTGGCACCATTAATGATTCTCAACTTTTATTTTATGATTCTGGAGATACTAAATGGAAAAACAGTGCAGGACAAGCTACAGATGGTGGAACTGTTCTTTATTGGAATGGTAGTAATTGGTTTCCATTGGCACCCGGCATTGCAGGTAAGGTTTTAACTACTCAAGGAGCTGGGTCAATTCCTACATGGACAACAAAAACAGATGCTAGTGCTGCAGTAGGCGGTAGCAATGGTATGGTCCAGTTTAATAATAATGATACTGGTTTTGAGGGTACAGGTTCTTTATTTTGGGATACAGGTAGTTCACAATTAATTGTTAGTGGTGCAGGAACTTCCCTTGTACTTCGGTCTACTGATACTATGTCTTCAGCAGGAGGACTTGATGTATTTGATTATAATAATGATAGAAAACTCCAGCTTGGTTACAATAATAGAGATAATGAAGGATATATTTATTTTGAAAATGATACTAATCCTGGCTTCCCTCTAAAGATTTATACTAGTGGTACGGAGCGAATGACCATAAAGGGAACGGGTCCCATTTATATGGCAAGTGGATTGCACGTTTCAGGAACACTTACCGCTGGAAAATCAGCTTTAATGTCTACTGATACTATCTGGGGCGCAAAGGGGGATTTAGCTGTTGGTTCTGGAGCAGATGCTGCTAGTAGACTTTACTCGGCTGACCGAGATGATGGAGATATTTTAGTTATAGATACAAGTGAGTCTCTTGGCATGAAATGGCAAGCTAATACTGCTGGAGCAGTAGTTAGTGATAATTATATTCCTGTAACAAGCGGAGGGGCAATAACAGCATATGTTAATTCTCCATTGGCTGTAAAAATACCTTCAGTTGGCACTCCCTTTGCTAGTGGTACAATGTATGCTTCCGCTGTAGCGTCAGGTGCTGCTTATGATTCAAATTATGCTGGTGGTTTAACTTTAGTCGGTCATAGTGATTGGACAACTGTCCCTTTAGCGGTTTATACTAGCGGAGGTACGGGATTAGCTAGATTTGGTGCTTTAACTAATCATAAATTTGATATAGATTTCTATGGAAATAAGAGTGTTGTAAGTAGAATTAGAGTTCAAAATGGCAGAACCTATATAGGTGCTTCAGGTTCTAATAGACTTTTATTATCGGGAGCTTTGGAATTTCCTGGCAGCATAACGACTGCTGCTCCTGCAAATCAGGCTATCTGGGCCTCTGGTTCGAATTTATATTGGAACACAGTTAG